CTTACTCATATTTCTCTTCCGCCAACCTGTCTTTCACGAACAGATTGTATAAATCCAAAATCCACCGACCGAATTTGCCGATTTCATTCCCACCTTTATAGGTTGGGTCCATACGAATAAGTTTCTGGTAGTCATTATCTGAAATATTTGGGTATTGCCGCTTCAATTCGGCGATTCCCTCGGTCAACAGAATTTGCTCTGCTTCATCCAGTTCAATGCCAGCCAAATTCAAAAGCTCTTCATATAAATCCATATCGGTAGACTCCAAAAATAAGCTATTTGATATTTATCAAATAAAAAGGCGGGAATTAACCCGCCTTTCATCACATCGGCATTAAAGCCCCATCTAAGCCAGCGCATTGCAACTTAACTAAATTGGTCAACTGCCACTGTGCCACCTCAAAGGATTTTAACACCGCATCATATTTAGCCCGAATAAAGTTCAATTCGTTCAACATATCCGCCAAGACAATCATATCATTGTCCCCGTCAACGAACATTTTTAAATCAGAAGAATTTAACGCCCTTGGATACTTATCCAAAATCCTCTGTGTGATTTCCGCCCGCTTACGCTTCACTTGATTTTCAAACAAGTTGTAAATCGCATCAATATCACACCGCTGGTCAAGACGTTGTTCAAAATACGAAGAAATTGTAGCGACACCCTGCTGAAGCATCGTAAAATTCTTCAGATTGGTTTCTTTCTTGGCTTCTTCCAACTCAACATAATAATACTTCATTGCTTCGGAAACCTTTTCAGGGGTTGCCTTAACAGTTTTGAACCACTGCATTATTCAATTTCCTCAGCTTCTTCTTTAGGAGGAATATAGGTATCTTTAACAGCCATATAGTCCGCCATAATACGATCGTAATCCTCGTGAGTAATATCTTTTCGATACTTCTTGAAAACTTCTTCACCGGTTTTCAGATCGTAATAAACGACCCAAGCCCCATTTTTAACTAAAATAGGCGAATTTTTATACCGCAAGGATTCAGTAAACATATCAAACAGCCCAGAATACGGATTCATACCGGTATCAGATGGGATTTCAAAAGAAATTTGCTGATAAGGTTTATTATACCGAGTTTTACGCAACATAGCTTCAACTCGAACACCTGTAATTTCTTTTTCTCTGCCTTTAACACCCGAAGGAGTTTCCGAATCACCATCCTTCAGTTTTTTTACTTTCATAACAGCAATAACAGATGGCGTGTAAATAATGCCTTTACCACCAGCAACAATCTGTTTTTCCGTAGCGTACAAATCTTGGGCATCATATGTATGTTGCGTACAAAGCATACCAATCGGATTATCGCCAATAGAAGCCATAAAAGTGCGGCATAGGCTATACAATTGCTTCTGTTTTAGCCCCATATCACCTTTATTGTTCCCTTCTTCCGCATGTTTCATTTCTACCGCCGTCGTAGACATACCGAACGAGTCAATAATAAACAGGATAGGTGGTTTTTCTTCAAATGGCGTGTCTTTGTAATCTGCTTTATATTGCGCTAAAAACCCCATAATGACAGCAGTCATATCATCAATAAGGCCAACACCGACGCGCAAAATGTTATCCGCTGTAGGATCAACACCAAGTTTTCTAATCCAGTTACTATCCAGTGCATGTTCAGTATCTAAAACAATAACCTGCACCCCATTTTGCTGACACCATTTAATACAAGAACCACAAGCGATATACGACTTTGAAGAACCCGATTCACCAGCCAATAATGTCATTTTCCCTTCAAGAGGAAAACCTTTATGGAAATCACCCGAAACAGCATAATTCAGGCAGTAATTGCCTGTAGAAATCCAAATTTTAGGATCGGTAAACCCGATTTGAATATTTGAATTTGCTTTTTGTAACGCTTTACCAAATTTACCCAAATCAAAAGCCTTCATATATTTTCCTTTCTTTCTATGTTAAAAAATAGACGGCAGAAAGCGTTTCCCGCCGTCTATACTCGTTCACCTTATCTTAGATGCCCAACTGGCTCAAGATATCTTTCATCAGTTCGGAGTCTTTCTTCCCTTCCTGAGCCGCCTGAGGGACAGGGGCAACGGCAGGTGTAGGAACAGCAACTCCTACGCGTTCAACTTCCTTAGGCTGAGTTACAGGAGCACCGCTGACGATATCCAGTTCGATTTCTTTCTTCGCCATAATATCGCCGGGGGCAGGTGCGGCTTTAACCAGATTAGCCATTTCAGGCGGCAATTCAACAGGAGCTGAAACCTGAATCTGAGCATTTCCATAAGCAGTCGGAATCTGCGCTTCGACAACTGTTTCCTTTTCCCAAGGCAAATCTTCCTGAACCACCGACTTAACGGCCGAAACCGTAGGAGCGGCTTTAGGCAATTCAGTATGAGTTGCAGGGGTTGAAGAACGATTCCCCAATTCCAAGAACCCATTGGATTCCAATTTGAAACCGAAGCCAACCAATTTATCCCAAGCTTTCGCCCAAGCGGCATCAAACACGCCATCAGACGTTGCGGCTCTAAAAGCTTTTACCATCAGTTCGCACTGTTCTGGCGTCGGTTTTTTATTAATCAACGTCTTGAATTCAGGCAAATGAGCTTCTTCCAACGTTTTGCGCATTTCATCGGACACAGCAGTTGGCTTACTCATAAATTTGGAACCAACTTCATAGTTTTTATACTGCCCTTTGTTCGTGCAACACAGTTTGAAATCGTGCCCGAATTCCAATTCGGTAACAATCTCTTCGATTTCTTCATCTCTCATAACCGAAGAAATCAATGTGTGAATAGCCTTGCCACAGTTAAAGCGGAACAGTTTACCAACCCAATCGGGATGAGCATCGGCACGAGTCACAAAACCAAAATAGATGTTGGTTTCGGTTTTCTTATAACGGCGGAAAAAATCCTGAGCCGCTTCATCACCGTCTTTCGGGTCAGAATATGGAACCAAAGCCTGCAAGGGGTCTTCTGACGAGGAAAACAGGTATTCGGGTTCCAAGTCATCCAACGCGGTTTCGTTCTTCTTGAGGTTCCAAGCAGGAACGTACACATCATACGAGGTGTCACCCAAATACTGGACACGACCGTCGGGTTGACGAATCGCTTTAAAGGCCAGTCTACGGGAACACAAAGGACGCCAGAAATTCTGGTTATTTGTGTCTGGGTCGGCGACAAAGCGAATCATAATGTCTTCACCCGCATTCAATTCACGCCACGGAAATGTCGTAATACCTGATGAGTAATTACCCATCGCGGCTTCTTTTTCTGCTTCTTTTTTTGTGTATTGAGCAATTTGCGCTTTGCGCCGTGCTCTTGCTTCTTCCAATCTTGTCTGCAAATCAGATTTTTCCATAAGAGTATCCTTATAAAAGTACCATACTAGTTTTAACATATAACGATTAGCGCAACAAATAGGGCTGTACCAATCGATACAGCCCCTATTATGCACATCTTACTGGAAAAAGCAAGAAAAATATTTTTAAAAATTAAGCACCGCTTTCCACGGCAACCAACGTCACAGGAAGTGTCTTATCCTCCGTGAGTGTTAAAGACCCATTCTGAGCTGTAAACCCATCTTTGGCAACAGACCAAGTGATAGCCGTGCCATAATTAGCTGTCATAGAAGACTGAACAACGTCATTGATAGTTACCGTTGCGTCTTCGGGCGTTGGTGTAATGGTGAATGTAAACTGCTTAATAACCAATTCAATCGCTCTGGTCGTGTCTTTTATGACAGCTTCCGTTCCATTACGAGTCGTATACCCTGTTTTAGAAACTTCCCATGTCACTTCCGAACCATAATTAACAGAAACACTCTTCTGAGCTGTGCCATTGATAGTTACCGTTGCGTCGGTAGGTGTTGGCGTGATTATAAATGTAACTTTCTGAACTTCCAAAACCACGGTCAAAGTCTTTGTAGCGGTAACCGTTTCAGTACCAGATTTAGAAACATACCCAGCCTTGCTCACTTCATACGACACTTCCGTTCCATAATCGACAGTAACCGATTTTTGAACAGCCCCATTCAATTTAACGGTAGCGTCTTCAGGTGTCGGAACAATCGTCAAAGTAACTTGTTGTTTCACCAACTCTACGGGTACTGTTTGTGTTTTGTCGGCTATAATTTTACCGCTCTTAGAAACATACCCAGTCTTGCTCACTTCATACGACACTTCCGTTCCATAATCGACAGTAACCGATTTTTGAACAGCCCCATTCAATTTAACGGTAGCATCTTCAGGTGTAGCGGCTACTGTAATCGTGATTTGCTGTTTAGCCAATGTAACCACTTCTTCTTTGTCAGCAGTCAAAGTGTATGTTCCCTCTTTTGAAACATAACCCACCTTTCCAACAGACCAACCAATCTCTGTCCCATAATCAGCGGTAAATGTTGAACGTTCACCGCCATTAATAATAACCGTAGCATCATCAGGCGTTGCCACAATGGAGAATGTGTGTTTTTCCAAAACCAGAGCAACATCTTTCGTTGTGTTTTCCGTCGGCGTAATTGAGCCATTCTGAGAAACGTATCCTGTCTTTGAAACAACCCAAGCAACATTAGTACCGTAATCAACCGTAATGGTCTTCCGTTCCTCACCGTTTAAGGTTACAGTAGCATCGGCAGGTGTCGGATTGATTGTGAGAGAAACACGAATGATTTCCAAATTGACGGGAATTGTAACTTCATCTTCCGTAATCGTAAGAGAACCGCTCTTGGGTTTATATCCAACTTTTGTAACTTCCCAAGTAACATTCTCACCGTATCTACCCGTATACGATTTACGTTCCATATTATTAATCTTAACAGTTGCATCGGCAGGTGTCGGATTAATAATGACCGTTCCTGGAACTTCAACCAGTTCGACATTGATTTCTGTATCCTGTTCAAGTTCCAACGCCCCGTTCTGACTAATGAAGTGGTCGGCAGAAGCAGACCAAGTGATTTCATCGCCAATATTTCCACGATATTCCGTAGTTTCAACACCGTTGATAATAACCTTAGACTGCGGAGGTGGAGGTGTAACAGAAAGTTTCAAGCTAACATCCGTTGGATTTGGAACATCAAAAGTCTTAACAGTAACGGCATTTTTAGCCGCAACACCAGAAAACAGCTTGAGGGCTTTAACAAATTTAAATTCTGCGCCTTTCGGCATCAAATCCTTTTCATCCTGTTTAACGACCGTGGGATTCCAAACCATAGCCAGCATATCATAATCGTGCGTCAGCACGAATGAAATCATTTCTTTGACCGCATCTTCACCATATAAAATCGAATCATCCGACACCCGCACAGAAGGTTCACCATCATAGGTTAAAAAGAATTTGATTGAAGTCGGGGCAACCAATGAAGACGCACCAGGAATTTCAATATCCATCACATCATCAATGACGTGCATTTCTGACAACTTTTCAATCAAGTTTCTCCAACGAATCCAACCCTTAGCTTTGGCTTCGTAGTCAGCTACTTCACCTGCTTCGGCATTAAAATCGCTATAATCTTGTGTAGTCTTCGGGTCGATAAACCCGCCATCTAATGCACCGGTTGATGCAATCTCGACGCTATAAACTTTCATTCGGAAACCCTTTCAAGCAAAAATTCTTCACTTATTTATTGCACGATTGCCAGATAAATATGCTTAAACAAATTGAACTGGGCAGAAACGAATGGCTAAAACCAAATCCATCAATTTTGATAATTATAAAGGGATAATTCACAGTAATGGCGAATGCATCGGCTATTTACGCCTACAAGACGAATGGGAACCAATCACGTCTAAGTTTTACAAGCTTCTTGATGCCAAATGCCCGTTTGAACTGCAAGATTGGGATGCCAACAACGCTTCTTACACGGCGGGTGATTCGGTTTCTTATAATAATAACGCGTATTTCTGCCTGCACGACAACATCCCGTCATTAACCCCAGTCGAAAACAACCCCAAAATTTGGAGAAATTACTCAAACTCATTTTCAGATATTAAGCGTGGAGATATCGTCGGCACATACAAAGAATATCGGAATTACGCTCTTAATTCGGAAAACTTGTTAAATGGTTGGATATATAATTCCGCCCTAATTTATGCAGATACAGAAAAAACTATTAATGGAAAACAATCGTGGAAACTTCAATCCAATACTTCTTCCTCGGCGATTGAACACTCTGTTGGTCAAGAATTATATTTTACCCAAAACTCTCGTGTTTGTATGTCCGCTTACGTTCAACAAAACGTTAGCCGAACTGTTGGTCTTGGATTTAAAATTCGTAATGATAGCAGACAGTTAACATATCTCGCCCGATACGACATACAGCTTGGAACCGTTATAGATACAAAAGTATACGACGCGGAACTTAATGAAACTACCGACCCAAACCTGCTGACTAGCGTTTCTGCCCGTATTCAGATTATTGACGCGAAAACATATACATTCCGTATTTCTTTATTTGGCACAACCGCACAAGAAAGCTACATTGATTGCAAACTGTTTATGATCGGCGATGCGCCTAAGTATGATGTAAAATTCATCAGCTCGCTAGAAACTGGTTTCCATATTTTAGATGTGAATTTTGTACAAGTTGAAAAAACAAACGGCGATTTACCGTCTGCATATATACAAACGAGCAAACGCATAGCGAAAGGTTATCAACCAGCTAAATTCTATCAGAAAATCGGAAACGGATTTAAAGAGTATAAAGAGTTAACTTCCAAATTCCACTTTTCAAGCAACCTATCCAATATACAGGATATAGTCAACGGAGATTATGCCTTTATCGCAAATGGGATTTATTTACCAGACGGCGCATATATGGGTGAACTAAATGATTATCAAACTGAAATTGATACCTTAATGTATAAAAACCTGTTTACCGACAAATATACTATTTCTGTCAATGACAAGCATTATACACTCGAAACTGGGTTTGATTATAAACCAAAACTCGTTGATGCCCTAACGTTCAATAAGTACGGATATCAGCGAGTCGCTGGTTATTTCAAAATTTGTTAAAAAGGCGGGGTTTAACCCGCCTTTTCACCATCACTCGGATAAATGGTTACCACATAACCGTCTTGAATTACATAGGTAACCCCATTGACGCTGTATTCTTTTGCGCCACTTACCAAGGCCTCTTCGATACCAGCAGAACACATTTCGTTTTTGAGGGCTTCCATATCAAAGCCTTTAACACGCTGTAAGTACCGCAGGATGGCGTGGGCTGAAAAATATTCCCTATCCCGCAAGATATTGAACAAATTCCCCCAATGCTTCAACAAGACTTCTATTTTAACCAATTCGGAACGGTTCTTTTGCAAGTGTCGCTTATAACCATCAAGTTCTTTAAGTTCGGTCTCACTTACCATTCCCGCTTCCTTCTTATCCCAAAAATTTGTAATCAAACCAGTATATATTTCGATATTCTGTTTGATTTCATTATAGGTTTTGCGAAGCTCGTTAAATTTTCGTTTTGCTTTTTCTGCGGCACTCCCTTTTTTAACTGCTCTCCCCATTGTTTTAATCCTTTTTATAGCAACGGCAATGGCAAATACCATCCTTTTCAATATCAGCTTTGCACATATCAGAAATGCAATAGCGGTGCTCATTCGCTTTATCACACGGGCAACGTTTCCAATCATCCTTACACAACATTGCCTTTGTATGCGCAATTCTGGTAACATTAGATGTAGGCTGATATCCAGCTTCCGCACATTTCTTCAACATATTTTCCAAGATTTCATTTTCAGTCATTGGTGCTTAATCCTTACATTCATTTTCTTTTACTTTCACAAAAGCTTCAATTCTCTGGATGCTTTCGGTAAAATACCCCTCATCCATTTCGATTCCGATCCATTTACGATTTAGGGATTCGCAAGCAACTGCGGTCGTTCCACTTCCCATAAACGGGTCTATTATTACCACATCTTCCGGCAAAAGTCCAACAATATTTTTCATCACTTCCAATGGCATCTGGCAAGGATGTCTCGAATCTTTCTTAGAAACGTTCTTTACCTGGTTAATATTCCACCAATCATAAAGTTTCGCACCTGTTTTGCCCGCTTCAATTCTTGCCTTGATTCGTTTATCATTCGGGTTTTTATATGGTTGCCGAACTTTATTAAAATCAGGCTTTACACCAAAGAACGCAATGTCCCGATGCTGCTTTGCAGTATTAGAATTATAAACCCAAGACACAACCCGCTCTGGAAATTTACCCATTTGAAAAGCCAACTTATAAAGACTTTCGGGGTAATGTATAATTACTGACGGGTATGGAGAAAAAATCTCCGACAACCATTCATAATACTCATCTTCTGGCTTATTATCCTTATAAGTAGAATAATGGTAATTCTGATTGAATGGCGGGTCGGAAACAACCACAGCCTTTTCAATATACTCGATGGTTGCCATTATCTCTTGGCAATCCCCGTTAAATAACACGCCGTGTGCGAATTGGTGCATTTTAGGCATTATCTTTCCCTTTCAATCTTTCCAACCAACCTGTTTTAAATCCTTCTTCTGGTTCATATTCAGTATCTTTAAGGAGTTCTCTGAAAATATGCGCTAAGCACGATACCACAATTGAGTTACCTGCTTGTTTGTACAGTTGTGTTTTTGATACACCAGCTTTTTCAGCGGCTTCAAATTCTTCATCTGTAAAGTCCATCAAACGCCAGCATTCTTTCGGGGTCAATTTGCGTATACGAATTTCAGAACCAACCTCTTTTACTCCGAGCGCAGGAGAATGCCTATCAAGTTTCGTGCAATCATTTACCGTTTCTTTATGCAAATGAGCGGTCAACGCAGGAGCAGTCCCATCGGCGCAAGCATTTATAGGTTGTATTATTTTCGGTGAGTTGTTGCTACCTATACCATTCCCAGAAACGCCCTGACCAGATGAAATCGTAGGACTTATACCATCTGTGCAATAAACATTTCCATTCTGCCCTCCACTTGGATATATATTACCAACCTTTTGCAAACCCTCACATATACAAGGTTCACGATTACCACCACCCATACAATTCAACGCTGGTGATAACCCGTTTTCATCATACACCCGACCTTGATTCGGATTATCTCGGGTCTTTGACGGAAATACATTGCCCAACTGTTTAATCTGCGGTTCAGCAATCGAATAAACCGCTCCGTGGTTTTCTTTAATCGTAGGAGAAACCCCATCAACTCCCATCACGCGTCCGCATTCATGCCCAGATGGTTTATAATTCCCAAGAACATTTATTTTGGGTTCACACAAGTAGTTGTCTTTTTGAACGGTCGTTATGGTATTGCATATCCCATCAGTTCTTGGAGAAAGTTCGGTCATATTATGGCGACTTTCTCTGATAATACCAGCTTCGTAATCTTTCCGTATCATCTTACCATATTCGGTGCGTTTTTGAACAAGCACATTCGGTTCAACCACCAAATTATCTTTACCTACTGTCGTCAACGTATTAGAGCAACCGCTCTGATTAATTTCCAACATTTGTTCAGTCGGCAGTCCAGCTTCCCGGCTTAACGGATTATCTGGGTTTCTTCCACGCGATGCCGCAATCAGCGGTTCATTACACACAAAATTATTCAAATGATAAGAACCATTAGAAGTCATCGTCGGAGCAACATTGTCTTTTATAATGCCGCCATTGTTATAACCATGAGGATTTTGAACGATTGACGGTTCCGCAACCAAATCCCAAGTATGTTTTTGGTCAATGCTTCCAGCACCACCGCATCGTATTTTATTTGATACTTCCCGCTTAGCGAGACGCTTGATAAACGTTTCCACAAGGTCTTGCTTCAAGTAGTATTTCTCGTCCACGTTTGTTTCCAGAACGTCTTTAAGACGACGGTTCAGCTTAAATGGTTCGGGGAAGGTATATCCGTGCGTATCAACATCTTTTCTGATTGACACCACAAACACGCGTTCCCGATTCTGAGGAACACCATAATCCTTGGCATTTAAAACTTTCCAGTAATTATTGTAGCCGATTGCTTCCAAAGCTTTAAGCCAAACATCAAAGGCGGGTTTAAACTTTTTACCAACCAAATTTTTTACGTTTTCCATCAGAAGATATTTTGGCAAAATTCCTTCGTCAGACATCTTCATCAGCAATCTCCCAACTTCAAGCAAAAGACCAGAACGGGTCTGCTTTCCGTCTTCACTCACCAACCCTGCCTGACGACCAGCCAAACTGAAATCCTGGCAATTGTGAACAATATAATCATACACCGTAAAACTATGGTCATCTTCAACTTCGATGTCAAAAACCTCTTCCTTGCCATCTTTTTCGTAAGATGTTACCCAACCATACCCTCTTTCACCGTTTTTAATCCAAATCGGATATTTTTTACCGATATTCTGAGCTTCTACCCACTCCCCAGCATTTTCGCAATCAACCATTTCATCTCTGCACAGAAACTTGTGATTTGGAGTGCATCTAATAACGTTTCCATCGTTAAGGGTCAATTTAACCAGTTCCTTAACACCATTGTTCATTGTACGAATAACAGGCTTCCAATTACCAAGATGTGTTAACACTTTATCACCAACCTGAATATCGGCAATATCTTTATATCCGCCATCAGTCAAGACCATTGACCCACGAGGAAAGCAAGGGCTCGAATATACGAGCAAATCGGCATAATCCAACCTATCAATCTTGGAAATGTCCCCGTAATTGTGCGTTGGTCCATTGATACCTTCATATGACTTGATAGCATATCTATCAATCTCGCACATACCTACCATCTCAAAATCAACACCAAGACGCTTTAAACCAGCTTCCTGCGCCCCGATGCCTGAAAACAAAGTTATAACCTTTAATTTGCTCATTTTTGCCCACCTTGTTAGAAAACATTTAAGAGGACGATAGCAAATTTGCGGGAATAAGTCAATAAATAAAACTGTAAATGTGAAAGGAATTTATCCTATGGATTTAATTAACGAGTTGCTCGAATTGGCTGGGTGTCAAACACTTACTGAAATGGCTTACCCTACAAATTTTTCCTTAGAAGAATTCTCACAAATCCGTTCTTTTAAGGGACGGGTGGATTATTGCGAGCAACGCTTGCAAAGACTTGGTTCAGGCTCTTCACGCATTGCGTACAAGGTTGATGATGAAAAATGCCTTAAAATCGCCAAAAATCAAAAGGGGATAGCCCAAAATATCTATGAATCACGTTCTATTCTTGACCAATATGGCATCGGTGCAACCGTTTACGAATATGACGAAAACGGTCTTTGGGTTGAAATGCAACTTGCTCGCAAATGCACCAAGCCCGAATTTAAACGGATTATGGGCATCTCATTTGACGATATGACTTCATTTGCTTGGTCTTGCTTTGCAAGAAGAAACCCCCGTAACGATATTATCTTGCCAGTGTTCATTAAAAATCGTTCCATAGAAAAATGGGTTTATGACAATGAAGGTTCTGATAGCAGAGCCGATTGGTTACTTAATTTTGAATCATTTGTTGGTGATTTTGACCCATCTTTGGGTGTCCTTAGGGATATCACAGCTATCCGAAACTGGGGAATCGTCAAAGAAAACGGCAAAGAGTATGCCGTCATCATTGATGATGGGTTAGATGAAGATATTGCCAAAAAATTTTATTGAAGCATCTATATGATAAACAACAATAAGCCACTAATAGGTTACGCTGGAAGTCCATCGGATTACGATACACCATCTATTGAGCATATAGGTTCTGGCGAAGGACAACAGACACAAGGCTGGGGTCTATATTTCTCGTTAAATCCAAAAGACGCTTTTAGATATCGAGACAATTACGCTAAACCAATAATACACTTTGGCAAAGAACGCTATAAAGTCAAATGGGACTTTGTTTATCAATTTATTGGTAATGATGGGAAATTAGTGCCGCAAGATAGCCAACTGTATTATTTGTTTTTGCTGTTGACCGAATTTAAAGACAACAATATCGTCATACAATATGCGGAAAAAGACCCCAATTTACACCAATTTAAATCCGATTTAGAGACAGGAAACATTAAAATAAATGCAGGTGTCGTTGTAAAAGCCCAGTTACCAAGTCCAAATCACCTTCTAAACCGTGATATTCCTTTAAGCAAACAACCAATTTTTATTCAAGCCGCCATCAAAAGCTTAGCATCAGACACAGGGCTTAAAGTAAAAGATATAACTGGCGGAAGATTTTATGATGGTTTACAGGAAGTTTTAAATCTTACACCTAAACAATGTTCTTTGCTTCTTCTTGATTATGGAATACAAGGTCTAACATATGTTGGTGTTTTAGATGGTCAAAGCGTAGTAGTGTTCTCCGATAAAAGCATAAAACTTCTTCAAAAATTCTACGGAACTTATGAAAATGAACTGCCTAAATTGAAAGGATAAAAAATGAAATCACTTTTTACACAATTATTTGAAGCCGCTGGGGTTTCATTACCAAACAAAAATTCACTTGGGCAGAAAATCGTTCAAGACGATAATCAAATATCCCTTGGAAATTTTTGGGATTGGTTCGAGGATTCAAAATGCGTTGACGATCGCGGAAGACCATTGGTTCTTTATCATGGTTCCCGTTCCAATCAGCAAATCACACATTTTGACGTAAAACGTGGAGCCCATATTGACGCAGTTTATTTTTCAAATAAACCAAGTGTCGGTTCTCATTGGGCTGGGTCTTCAATCGCACGCCGAAAGACGGATACTTTAATGCAATCAATTTACCAAATAAATGACCCCAAAAAATTAATTCAAATTCTCAAAACATTTGGTGTATCTGCCAAAGTAACAACGCACAAATTTCCTGAAGGCGAGTTTTTCCGGCTTCAAGAAAAAGACGGAAGTGTGGAAAGTTCAAGTCCACTCGGCTATAAAACAGATGATCCTCTTATTTTCAACATGGACGGTCGTGAAGTTAATTTACTTGATATGCTCCGTGAAATGATTGCATATCAAGCCAACTACGCCCAAACGTCTAATCTTTATGGGTGCTATCTAAAAATGGAAAATCCTCTTGTGGTTGATGCTGGCAAAACACCTTATTGGAAAATTCCTTTCCCACCCCTAAACAAAACAACAACAACCAAAACCATTGCTGAATATGCCAAACAAAACGGATTTGACGGCGCAATCATCAAAAATGTTTATGAAACTGATTATGAAAACAAACTTTGTACCGATTACATCGTTTTCAGTTCTAATCAAATAAAATCCGCGTATGATAACAACGGCGAGTTTTCACCAGAATCCGAAAACATTTATGAAAGTAAATAAGCAAGAAAGACGGGGTTTATTCCCCGTCTTTTTATTTTATCTGTGTTCTTCAACATATTTGATAACCGATGGATATGGGTTTTCGATGTATTTAATCACATACCCATTTTGTTTTACAGCAGCAAGTTGTACTTGTTCACTTGGGTTCTCGATAAATTGAATCGCCCAACCATTTTGTTTTACCACAGCAAGTTGAACCGCTTCTGTCGGCGATTTTATATATTTAATCGCCCAACCATTTTGTTGTATCGCTTCAAGTTGTACTTCTTCGCTTGGGTTTTCTATATACTGAATGTTTGACCAATTTTCTTCTACTGCTGTTAGCTGTGCTTCTTCGCTTGGATTTTCAATATACACAATTGCGTCACTATATCTTCTTACGGCAGCCAACTGCACCTCATCACTTGGGTTTTTAATATACTTAATAGCATATCCATTGTTTTCCACAGCAAATTGCTGTACTTGTTCACTTGGGTTTTTAATATATTGAATAGCGGTTCCAGTTTCACATACCGCTCTAATCTGTTCTTCTTCGGTAGGTTGCTTATCAAGCAACGCCCAAAACTGGTAATATTTCATTGGTATGATTTTATCATAAAAAGCCTTTAATTGCGGATTTTCTTTGGCAAACTTAACTCGGTCAATTTCTACATCGCTTGCATCTTTAAATTGATTTGTTTCAATATGTAGCTGATATAAATCGCCAGTATGCTTATTCAGATGAATGTAGTATTCCCCACCAAATTCGTCCAAGTATTCTTCATACATATCAGGGTACGCAGTACACCAGTTTGTTACCGGTTCTTTGAAATGAGACGAAGCTTCATAGGTTTCAGGAACACCAATAACCCAGTCATTATCCTGATATACAATCTTAAGCCCGTCTGTCATAGCCTCTCTGAATACCTTATAATTCGACAGAGCCTTTTCATCTACCGTAATGTCTTTTTCCTCAGATGCGCGGACTGCTGATGCCAAATCGGCAATAGATTTGAAA